ATGATTAATGTATACATGAGCAAAAATTATAAAGAACGTGCCGCCTACGCATGGATACATGAAACAGGTCGGAATATTCCCCGAAAACTATTATACCGGATTAAACGCAAATGGTGGCGGCATAATTACGACATCGGAGCAATGAGAGCTAAAAGAAAAAATCATTTAGAGTAAATTTTAATATAGATATGAATGAAATTGCATACGGCGGATCACTTTATGAATATAGAGCTTCCGCAAACAATGGAGAAGTGAAGTTATATGTGACTATGGACAGTGCTAAGGCTATAATAACAGATAAAAACGATAAAGTATTATTTGATGTTTCTGTTAGTATTGTTAGTCAGCTATGTATTTATCAAATGTCGATTTAATCCAAAATAGAATAGAAAGGAGTAAATTATGATTGGAATTTTAAGAAATGGGCAAAAAATTGAAATAAAGAAGATTATACCTGCTTGGAACCAGGTAGAAGCTATTGATGACCAAATATTTGCTCTATGGGAATTTGATGTTATATATAATTCTTGATAAGAAGGATATGAATATTAAAAAACAAAAGAACTTTGCCAATGGTACTGTTTACTGTCTCCAGTTGGAAGATGGCAAATTAATCGAAACAACTGACACATTTCTGCCGTATTATACAAAAGATGCTATCGGTAGAAAACAGAATATGTTAGATAATGATAAACTTGGTGATAGGTCTGAAAGATGGATGATAGGTGTATCTGTTATGAGCGGTTGCCCGGTAGGTTGCAAGTTTTGTGCAACTGGCAACATGAAAGGCTATCGAAATCTGACGGCAACTGAAATTGTAGACCAAGTTTGGTTTGCCATCACAAAAGCGGGGTTTAATCCTTTGCAATCTAAAGAATTTAAGATAAACTATACCCGAATGGGAGAACCATTCTTGAATATCGAAGCGGTCAAAGAAGCTATTGAACGTATTTCTGAGATTTATCCTAATGCACATCATTATGTTTCAACGATTGGAATTAAGTATAGCGATTTTTCTTGGATAAAGGATAGTATCACTCTTCAAATTAGTTTGCATAGCTTAGATGAAGAACATCGCAACTGGCTTATTCCATATAGGAATAAAATGACGATTTCAGAGCTTGGTATGATAGCCACTAGAAGTAATCTGAAAACTACATTGAACCTCACTTTGGTTGATGAAACAGATTTCGATATAGAGAAACTAAAAGAGAATTTTTCACCGAAATACTTCTTTATCAAACTAAGTCCGATTAATCCGAACACAGTATCAGAGAAAAACAACCTCGGCAAAGGTGTTGTCGAGGGAGTCAATTTAGTATAAATCCTTTAAATTTTTCATTATGACAGAAACAATGAAACTTGAATTAGAAGCTGCGGGATATGAATATGCCGTTGCTGTTGCGACAAAAAGTGAAGTGGAAAACGGTGCTGCTTGCGGACAGCTTTCTATTATTGCAGAGTAACCAATCGGAGCCATCTTCTTTTTTGAGGATGGCTCATAACAGAATAAAAATGAGTAGAAAGAAAAAAATAGATGACCGTAAGCAGCTTCTATTGCGGTACAGAATCGATGATAAAGAGCGTGTATCTTTTATCGATCCCTGTTGCGATGAGATACCGGCCGAACTATTCGGTGAGATAATGAAAGCATTTTCTCATATTCAAGAAAAGTGGAATAACTCAATTTCAAAGAATGAGTTAACTTACTTTTTTGAGACAATGAATAAAACTATCATGTCTGGTGAGATTATAGCAGAAAAATATTCTTCAGTTGAGTTAAAGAGTGATATAAAAGCCGTACTTCCTGGCGACCGGGATATAAAGACTGTCTTTTTTGCGACTGAAAAGAATATTTTGTTTCTACGTATATATCCTCTCTATTACCAGTTATCTAAGTTAGGCTATATGCAAGACATTACAATAAATAAACTAGGATACTTGTTACGTAACCATCCATCCTTTATAGGACATGTTGGTTCCAAATGCTTCAGATATAGCGAACTTGAAACGGATAAAAGAATCTGTTCGAGCTGTATGGCACTTGATTATGATTTATTTTCAGCAGCATTCAAATAAAAGAAGAAATAATCAAAACAAGATAAATCAAAGAACAATGGAAACAAAGAAAAGTATGATTCTATCTGAAATAAAAAGGAATATTATGGAAAATGAAGAATATCTATGTATTAATTGCGCTAAAAAGATAGAATGTTATGGACCTGACATCAAATTAGAAGAACCTGATTTATGTATTCCTATAAGCTGCATAGATTATCAAGATATAGAAGAGAAATTTAATTAATAGAATAATTATGAGTAGAAAGAAAAAAGCAGATGACCGTAAGCAACTTTTGATACGGTATAAAATAGATGGAAATGGGCGTGTGTCTTTTATAGACCCTTGCTGCGATGAAATTCCAGCTCGGCTTTTTGGTAAGATAATGGAAGCCATATCCAATGTAGAGAAAGAATGGAATACTCGTAGGGAAAATAAACTTAGCGTATAATAGGATATGTATGAGCGAAAACACTCTTTTTCAATTAGAAGAAATGCAGGATAATACAGCTACTGCGATTCGGGAAAGCGATACACGTATTCAATATATGAGTAAGTTGTTCGCAAAAAAAACAAATTTTTCAAGTGATACGTGTCATTTGATGATAGCTTATCAGAAAGGTGCGATAGACATGAAAAAACTCGTTATTGAAGCATTGTGTAAAGATTGCCCATGTCGAGGTGATTGTAAGAAAAATGATGAGTATGTTGATTGTGAATCATACATCAATATTTGTGCGGTATTTGATAAATAACGAATAACAATTAAAGATATGAATAATTACCAATTATTTAAAATTGAAACATGGGAGAAATACAAACCTTCAGGAGTGGATTTCACCCATGTATTTTACACCGATAAATCTGGTGAAGTACGAAAAGTTAAAGGTACGATTACTGTGATGAAGAGTGCTCTGGTCAATGGCAAGCGAACTAGAGTACCAGGTAAAAGAAAAGTTTATTGGGATGGTTACGGGCGTTGTTATGTCGGTACTCACAATATGAGGAAAAGAAATTTTGATATTCCATTAAATAATAAGTAAAATGGTAAATCTGAGCCAATATATACCTGAAACAAATAGAAGCTGGATACAAGATATGTCGGAACGTTTGGGCGAAGATGTTTTGTTTGAGTATTATAATCGTGTTTTCATTAGGATGTTTAATATGAAGCACCGGGAATCACTGTATATATTGCACGAGGTTTTACCTGAAAATTATGAACTGTTCATTAAATGTGTTTACACTTGTATGAGTGAATTGGCGGCCTATGGAATGAATGATTATCATTTGGAAAATAATGCTACAGTGGTTTACCGCAGTTGATTTTTTCCTTCAGATAAAAAAGTGATAGGTTCGCAAAAAAATAAAGGCAATGATAGAGGATAAGTATATTGAGCAAATATTAGATAGGGCTGACATTGTGGATGTCATAGGACAATTTACAGAACTAAAGAAGAGAGGTTCTAATTATGAAGCCTGTTGTCCGTTACATAAAGAAAAAACGCCCTCATTCAAGGTTAATCCGGTCCGTGGAACCTTCCATTGTTATGGATGCCACAAAGGTGGTAATGCAATAACCTTTATGATGGAACATGAAGCAATGAGCTTTCCTGAAGCGGCAAAGTATTTGGCGCAAAAATATGGAATTGCTATTGAAGAGGAAAGGGCGACACCCGAACAGGAACAAAAACGGATGAAACGTGAATCTATGTTCGTCATCAACGCCAAGTGTGCGGAGTTATTTGTTCAAAACTTGCAACGCGAAGATGCAAAGGATGCTAAACTCTATATTGAAAAGCGATGGGGCAAAGATTATGCAGATGAAATGCAGATTGGTTTTGCCCCGAATGAGTGGAACGTACTGTGCAACTTTGCAAAAAAAGCATCTCTTTCGATAGATATATTATTGGAGTTGGGACTTATTAAAGAGAGCGAGAAAGGGAAACAATACGATTTTTACCGGGATCGTATCATTATTCCCATACGGGACCGCTATCGACACATTATAGGATTTACGGCACGTAGGCTATCGGATAATAAAGAGATACCTAAATATCTCAATTCTTCAGAATCGGAGATTTATTTAAAACACAATTCAATATTCGGAATTGATGTTGCCATCCGTCAGGCTGTTAAGGAAGATAAGTTTTATGGGGTAGAGGGTGCACCGGACGTAATGCAGATGCAACGCATATATGTGAACAATACGGTTGCTCCGCTTGGTACGGGATGGACAAAGAATCATTTTGAACTTCTGAAAAAATACGCAACTCGGATTTGTTTTCTTCCGGACGCAGACCCGCCAAAAGAAAATGAGAAGTTTGGCCCTGGAATTACCTCAGTCATGAAAAGTGGACTGATGGCTATGCAGTGCGGATTTTCGGTATCTGTCAAAGAGATACCGATGGGCGAGGGACAAACAAAAAATGACCCGGATTCATTTTGTACCAACAAACCGAAATTCGATTTGCTTGAGGAAGAAGATTTCATCACTTGGTATGCTAAAAATATATTTCAGGAAGCCATAACCACTGAAGAAAAAAGCACTGCTATCAACTCTATATGTCAGATGGTGGCTATGGTGAAAGATGATGTAAAAGAATCAATGTACTTAACGAAGTTGCAGGATTTATACAAAAATAAATCTTTGTGGACTACGGCAATGAATCAGGCTAAGAAGTTGATTCAGGCTAAGAAAGTATTGAATGATGGGAAAAAGATAGACCGGGATTTATATGGGCGCTATGGTTTCTATGAAGAATATAATTCTTACTATTCTATCACTAAAGATGGGCAGCCCTGGCAATGGTCAAATTTCGCCATGACACCTATGTTTCATATCAAGGATTCTCTGCTCCCCAAACGTCTTTATAAAATAAAGAATCAGAATAAACAGGAGGAATTGATTGAAATGAAACAAGAGGATCTGGTTTCATTATCAAAATTTAAACAGAAAGTGGAAGGGTTGGGGAATTATATTTGGTTAGCAACCGAAAAAGAATTGACCAAATTGAAAATGTTCCTGTATGAACAAACGGAGACTGCCGTCGAAATCACGCAACTCGGTTGGCAGCGCAAAGGATTTTTTGCTTTTGGTAACGGAGCGTTTGATACAGAATGGCATCCGGTGGATGAATATGGAATTGTTCGTTTGGAGTCTGGAAATTATTACCTTCCTGCTAGCAGTAAGATATACCGGGACGATGTGAAGCTCTTTCAGTTTGAACGGCGTTTTATTCACACCACATATAGCGGAGTTACGTTGAACGAATATGCGGAGAAGTTAATAAAAGTGTTTGGAGACAATGCAAAAGTAGGTATCTGCTTTTTATTGGCTACATTATTTCGTGATATAATAGTTGGCTATACAAAGAGTTTTCCTATTCTCAATCTTTTTGGTCCAAAGGGTTCTGGTAAGTCGGAATTGGGACATTCTCTAATGTCGTTCTTTATTATAAAGAATACTCCGCCTAATATTCAAAATGCTACTATTGCAGCTATGGGAGATTTGGTGGCACAATGCGCAAATGCCTTAGTGCATATTGATGAATATAAGAATACGATTGATATTGATAAGCGTGAATTTCTGAAAGGTCTGTGGGATGGCGCGGGGCGTAGCCGTATGAATATGGACCGGGATAAGAAGCGGGAGATAACCAGCGTCGATTGCGGTGTTATTTTATCCGGTCAGGAGATGACTACTATTGACATTGCCCTGTTTTCACGGTTGGTATATCTTACATTCAATAAAACAGAGTTTTCTAATGATGAAAAGAAAGCGTTCGACGAATGTAAAACGATTCGGGATATGGGGCTTTCTCATTTAACATTGCAGCTATTAAGATACCGGTCAAAAATGGAGACAGAGTTTTTAAGCAACTACAAACAGTGTATGAATGATCTTAATGAACGTCTGAAGAATGAAAAAATTGAAGACCGCATTCAAAGGAATTGGGTGATCCCATTGGCGGCATTTCACACATTGGAAGCTGTTGTTGATGTTCCTTTCTCCTATAAAGAGATGTTGGATATAATAGTAACAGGGGTTATCAGGCAAAATCAGGAATGTAAAAGTAATAACGAACTTGCTAATTTTTGGAATGTGGTTTCTTATCTTTTGCAGGATGGTGAAATATTTAATGAATCTGATTACCGGATTGAATATATGAAAAAGTTTAAATCTAATGTGATAAAGAATGGGATAGAGTATATACGACCTAGACCTATTCTTTTGATGAGAAGAACTCGTATCTTCATGCTTTATAAAAAGTTCGCTAAACAGGTAGGTGATTCTGCACTCCCAATTGAATCTTTAAAATATTATTTGGAAAACTCAAAAGAATATATGGGAATTAAAAACTCTGTACGGTTTAAAAACATTCAGAAGGGAATGGAAGTCACTGCCAGGATGGAAACAATTGATGGGAAAGAAAAGTTTGGAAAGACAACTATGGTTGAACAAGCCATGTGTTTTGATTATGAAATGATAATGAATGCCTATAATATCAATTTAGAAGTTGACACAGGCATAGAAGATAATTCATTAGATACAGAGCCAGAGCAAAGTCCTGAATCCGAATCGCAAAAGAAGTTTAATTTTTAATCCTATACTAAAATATCATTGTCGAGGGTGTAGACGCTGTGAAGCGGATGCACCCTTTTTCTTATATACCTTTCGCAAATGCAGATGAATTAGTTTGGGATGATAATAGCTTCTACATCTTCTACACTTTCTACAATGTTATAATAGAGATAGTTACATATATTATAATGCTTCTATATTGTTCTACAAATTTCTACAAATATAGAAAAATGCCATTCTTTTCTACAAATCATTTCATATTCTACAAATGTAGAATAATCATTTTTTGTGTAATTATCTGATTATTAGATTGTTCGCTGTGTGTATAAAGTGTAGTAGGTGTAGAATCGAAAATGGGTGTACTATATATAATATATAAAAGTGTTATGTATATTGATTTAGTATTATATATATTACTTTTGTAGGCAAATTAATTAAATATGAAAGACTTCGTTATATACATCAAATTAGAGAAATACCTGTCTCAGTGGCTAACCTCTGCTCTTGGAAATCCGGTTCGGTTTCCGGCGCAAAGTAATGAAAACTCTGTCATTCGTCGTTTTCTTCAAAAACTTCCCCAGGGCAAACAGCCGGAGATGATGTTTGAAGGAGCGACCGCGATTGTCATTCCTGATTCCAAAGCCAAAGACCCTGCTATTTACAACTACTTGGGACCACGTGCCAAAGAAGCAGTAATTGAAGCGATAGAAGATTTATTCCGTCGAAATATGTGGAATGAATTGGGGGATATGTCTGACGGTTCGGTAGGCTTAAATAAGATGATCGCCGCCTGGTGTGAACTTCATGGTATTGATGATGATTACGCAGAGACAGTACGGCAGAAATACTATCGTATTCGTAATGCATATAATAAAAAAGGCGTGTTTTTAGGTTCTTTAACAAGAAAACGCGAGGATAAGGGCGCCTATTTTGAACAACCCCGAACAACCCCGAACAGTCATGTATAGCATATTAAGACAAGTCAAAAAAGTAGAGATGATTGAAGCCAGGCATTTGACCAATTCTACGATAGTTAATAATTCCGGTATTCTTCTTGAAATTTACCGCCCGTTTGATGAACTTGATGCAATCGGATTATCGTCGGTTGAAAGTTCGGATAAAATAGATGATAAAGTGCGTATCTACACTTCAAAGCTTACAGCTCTTCTTCCGCAGCGGATAAATGTTGGTAACAGGAAATTATGTTTCCGGGTAACAACCGTGTCCGGAGAACAATTTTTGATAGGAACGGATAAATCACCATACCCTCTTGTTACTTTCAATGAAAACTATCCAAATTCTCCATCTGCACAATGCGGTTGTACTATGACTGTAACCTATTCTAATACCATTCCTATGCTTTTACAGCTAGATTGAGGTCTTTTTATTAAATAAGGTATAGGCGTAATATTGCAATAAAAAAGATTGCGATATGACGTATAATCTCAACATTGACGACTTTATCGGTCGTTGGGGATATTCTAAACAGTATATCCATAACCAGTTGGCAGGACTGAAAGGCAAACCTGTCAATGTACGTATCTCTTCTCTTGGTGGCTCTGTTGATGATGGGTTGGATATTCGTCAACAATTCATTGACCACGGTGATGTTACTGCTTATTTATATGGTTGTGTTGCTTCCAGTGCTACTATTGTGGCGTTGGGAGCAAACAAAGTCTGTGCTTCCAAATACTCCATGTTCATGGTGCATAAGGTCAGCAATTGGATTGACGCCTGGGGACAGTACAACGCGGATCAGATGGAAGCACTTATTCAAGAGCTGAAGGAAAATAAGCTGCAAAATGACAAGTACGATTTAGTACTGGCTAGTATGTACGCAGATAAATGCAAGAAACCTATAAATGAAATTCTTGATGTTTTGAAGGCTGGCTCCTGGTTGACCGCTCAAGAAGCATTAGACTATGGCTTTATTGATGAAATCATCGAGAAAGACGATGAAAAATTTGATTTTGCCAAGGTTGAGGAAAAATTGAATGTGCTCGGTTTTCCGGCGCTTCCTTCCCGTAAGCATGACGATAATGAAAATTCGCTAGGAAATGTTCTTCATAACATTTCTGTAAAACTGGATCGCCTCATTTCTCCATTAAAGGCGAATACGGTGTCACCCTCAGATATTACTAATCATAATGTTATAACAATGAAAAAAGACTATTCAAAGGTCAACACCATCCTGAACGTTGAAGGCTTGGAGTTTGACAAATCCGGAAAGGTTGCACTTTCCGAAGACCAGGTTAAAGCCCTCAACGATAAAGTGACTTCTCTGGAAGAGGAAGTGTCAAACCAAAAAGAATCGCTTGCCCAAAAAGATGAGCAGATTGAAAATTTGGGTAAGAAGCCAGGTGATGATACCGTTAAGATTGAGGGCGGTGAGGGAGACGATAAAGTGACGGCAACGTCTATGTACAACCAAGTAAAAGAATATATCTAAGATGGAAGGAATCGGAGTTAATATTAATAGCGAGGACCTTAGCAAGACCGCTCGCAAGTATAGAAAAGATTTTCTGATGATGCCTGTTTTGGCATTATCGGCTTCTTTGCCCTATATGAATTTAAGACCGGGTATTCGTTATTCGGAGACGGTCGGTGAATTGTCGGGAGACATCCAGTTTGGACCTTATAGTGAGACACGTGAGGATAATGACGAAGTAATCGTTAATCCAAGAACGTTGTACACGTATTTCGGTTCTGTTGTTCGCAACTTCTCACCCAATAAGATTTATCAGTCCATGTGGGGTTCGAACATTACGAAAGGTGAAGGGTTGAAAACAACTGAAATCACCCGTTTGGTCGTTGCTTATCTTTCCGCTCAGTTGGGTAAGAATTTGAATAAAGTGCTCTGGAACGCAGTAAGAAATGAAGCCGGGGAAAAATCCAAGGATTTGTTCAATGGCTTTGATACAATTACGAAAAAGGAACTGGATGCAAACAAGCTGACTAAAGACTTAGGCAACTATTTCACTATTGACAAGATAGACAAGACCAATGCTGTTGATGTGCTGAAGGAAATTTGCCGGGCTGCCGACGAACAATTGACTGATGAAGAAAATTTGCAGCTTATCGTTCCTAAACATGTGTTGCAGGATTACTGCGATGATTATCAATTGGCCGTAGGGGCTATTCCTTACAATAAGGAATATAAGCAATATACTGTTGAAGGCTTTGATAATGTTCACATTATCCCTATGTCAAACAAGCGTAACAGCCCGTTTATTCATTTGACAACTAAGCGTAACCTGTTGGTTGGCGTTAATCAAATGGGAGAAGAGGAAAATATTGAAATAGCCCGTTTTAAAGCTTTCACGCTTCAGTTTATCGCTACGATGTTTTTTGGCGTTGAGTTTGAAACAATTTCAAAAGAACGTTTGCTTGTTGCAGGAATTGATGGTGTAGCGGCTATCTAAGAAAGGAGGAAAATATGGCTAATAAATGCGAAAATTCAAGTCTATATGAATCTTTAGAGTGGTGTGACGGAAGAACCACTCTTCCTGGTATCAGACAACGGGTATATTTCATACCCAAATCCGAAATTGTAGAGTGGCCTAAGCTTCCTTCTATTAAGGAAGCTAAAGCCATGGGCGAACTGGCTACTTATCAGGGTAATTTTGTTTTGGCTGCTGATAAAAAGTGGCGGTCATTGGATGCACTGGATGCAAAGTCAAATGTCACGTCTGAATCTCAAGGCGAAAAGCCTTCCCGGACATCACTGAATAAATCAACGTTGAAACATGCCGGAACGGATGAAGAAGCGACAGGATTCGCACGCCAGGCTAATATTGATAACCTCGTGTACCTGGTTCAGCAGCGTAACAAAAAATTCCGTGTACTCGGTTCGGATGAATTTGATGTGGACACTAAGGCGTCACAGGCTTTAGGGGAAGGGTACAATGGAGAAGCGGGAACAACATTGGAAGTCGAAGCTACGGATGTATGCCCCGCGCCTTTCTATCCGGGTAAAATCGAAACAGAAGATGGAGATATTTCCGGTGCTGATGGTTCGGCATGGGAAGATGCCCCTGTGGAATAATATTTTTCTTTCAGTTTAATTGGTGTGTTTATGGTGGTGGCGTGGCTGGTCTGTGCCATCACCTTTTTAATTTGAAGTTATGGATAATGAATTAACAAAAAAAATGCAGGATTATTTGGGACAGGCTCCTGAAGACCGCAATGTAATTGATGGAGCAACGATGTTGCTGTCTCTCAACCGGAATCGTATCTTTTTTCAAAATGTGCTCCGGAAACCGGAAAAGTTTGCAGACAAGGTGGAGTATGAACTGAAGAAACATCTTCGTATAAGGCTCGATAGGCAGACAGTTTCCGATGTTGTCGCTCTGAATAAGGAAGTGCTTCCTCATGTACAGGAAACTTTGGCAAAGGGTGCTCCGGTCATCTCTTCCGATGATGATGTACCGCAATCGGGAACTGTTGCTATTGGTAAGCGGTCAGACCATGAGGCTTTGCCGGATGAAATCAAGGCTCTCTGGGATGAGTGTGCTGGGATTTGGTTCAAGATAAAGGAATTGTTTGAGCAACTGAAAGGCATGGAGAAAGCCGCCGCTTGTGACCGTTACGAATACTTGAAGCAATTGGATGGGGCGGATAAAAAGTACCGTGCCAATATGCAGGCTTATGATGAATATAAGCCTGGTGTTCCTGAAGCGAAAAAGGAAGAAAAGAAAGTGGAACCGGCAGAGGACCCGGCAACCGTTTCAAAGAAAGTGAATGCGGCTCGCAAATATCTTTCTGACAATAAAAAGAAACTGGCTGATTTGAGAGGGGCTGATGAAAGCAAATATGTTGCGTTGCTGGCTAAAGTTCAGGAACGTTATGATTATCTGATTTCAACGGGAAACACGGTGGATGCGGAGCAGGTTGCTGAGTTGGTAGCTTTAGGTTTGGTTGTGAAATGAAGCTTGTCAATCAGATAATAAAGCCTTTATCCGGTACGCCGCTCCAGGCGTACCTGGATAATCGCATACAGTTATTTGATGTCATCGAAAAGATTCTTTCTGAAACGGGACCTGCTGAAATCTATATATCCACTTTTTCAACCTCGGAAGAGTTTTTAAGACAAATTTTTCGTCTCCGGAAAAAGGGGATGATAACAAAGGCTACGATGTTGACAGACTTGAAGGCGTCCCGCAAGACGGTGAACTTATATACATTCATATCGAATGTGTTTGATAATGTCTACCTGGCGGAGAATCACTCAAAAGTAATTCTTATCCGGAACTCCAAATGGATGGTGTCTATTTGTACTTCTCAAAACCAAACACGGGGGAACAGGACGGAATCCGGGATGATAACGACTGATCCGCGTGTGTATCTTGACCTTCAGGAACAATTTTCTAAGATTGTAAACACTAATGCTATTTTGCTTGATGGATTATTCAACGGAACAGATTGAAAAAATAAGGGAGTTGGCGGAATGTTTGACTCCTGTTTCGGATATGGCGGTATTGCTTAATGTCGATGTTGATGAGCTGCGCCTGGATATCCGGGATAAGAAGACCCCGATATCACGTGCGTATTATCATTCCAAGGCTTCTACCGCGCTGAAATTACGGAAACAAGAGATTGAACTGGCTAATGTCGGAAGCCCGTTGGCGGTGCAGCTGACAAACAGCTATTTATTGAATATGGATTCAGATGAAGATTTATAATGCCTGTACCTGCTACTATTGACGTATGTGAGAAGTACCTTTTTTCCGACATCGAAGAAATGACGAAAGAAGGAATACCCGAACTGATTCAACAACGGTTGATTCGGTTACGGGATATGTATAATTATTGGCTTCAGTTCCCTCGTAAGAAGGATTTGGAAATAGTGGGGGAACTGGAACTGCGTTATAAGGTCAGCAAGTCCACTGCTTACGAAGATGTGCGCCTGATTAAACGTTTGTTGGGTGATTTGGCTAAAACAACCAAGGACTACCATCGCTATAAGTTCTGCCAGATGATTGATGAGACATACGAAATGGCAAAACGCATCAAGGATGCGCGTGCGATGGGCGCAGCTGCGAACTATTATGGTAAATACACTCAGCTTGACAAAGAAGATATTCTTGATAAGGGCTATGATAAGATTATAGTACAGCCTTTCGAGCCTACCGATGACCCGACGGTTCTTGGAATCAAGCCTATTCCTAATGTCAGGGAACGAATCAAGTCCAAAATACAACAGTATTGGTCTGACGACATAGAAGACGTTGAATTTGAAGAGGTGGAGTTTAACGAGGACGACATTTTCAATCCTAAATTGAATAATAATGAAACAGTACTTTAATGACCCGCAGCAGGAAGTAATGTACACAGCCGCTAAAGATAACGTGATAGTAGGTGGGCGTGGTATCGGGAAAGGATTGATTCATGCAGCCTGGAATCTTCGTAATATGCAGCGCATGCCCGGTTCTATCACGGGTATTGTGGGAGCCAACTGCAAGCGTGTTCTTACCAATACGCTTCCTTCCATGCTTATTCATTGGGAGAATTGGGGTTTTAAACGTGATCTTCATTGGTGTGTTGGTAAGAAGCCGCCTAAGTCATGGGGATGGGGAGAGCCTTTGTTTGAACCGGATAACTGGGAGAATATCATATCTTTGTATAACGGCTCGATAGGATACATCATCTCCCAGGATAGAAGTGGTACGTCAAATTCCCATTCTTATGACGCTCTTGATATTGATGAAGCGAAGTTCATAGACTTCGAGCAGTTGAAAGATGAGACGCTTCCGGCTAATCGTGGCAATAAACAATATTTCGGGCAACATTTCTTTCATCATGGAATGTTAATTTCTTCGGATATGCCCGTAACAAAGAAAGGTTCTTGGTTCCTGGATTATGAAAAGAAGTGTGACCCGGAACTAATCGAAGTTATCCAGGCGGCTATTTATGAGATATGGAAAACTAAGGAGAAGATAAAGGGACTCCAGGTGGAAGGTAAGACCGTGCCGGATTACCTGCGTTCTTATCTCCGTACATTGAGTCGTGACCTGTGCCGGATGCGTTCGGTTGCTGTCCTGTATAAAGAGTATTCCAGTATTTGGAATATGCAGGTTCTTGGTGAGAAATGGATAAATGACATGAAACGTGACCTTCCGCCATTAACCTTTCAGACATCTATTCTTTGCAAGCGGATAGGTATCACACGTGATGGTTTCTATTCGTCCATGAGGCAGCATCATAAGTATGCAGCTTCTAACTTCTCTTACCTGGATAGTCTTGAATATAAGTTCGACAAACTGAAGGAGCCGACCTCGCTGGCTGATGCTGATGTCGAACCAGGTATGCCCATCTGCATAGCGTTTGATTATAATGCTAATATTAACTGGTTGGTAGCCGGACAGCCTCAGGGCGGTAAACTGAAGGTTCTGAAGTCTTTCTTTGTGAAGTATGAACGTAAGCTCCCGGAACTGGTAGACGACTTCTGCAAATACTATCGGTTGCATAAGCGCAAGAAGGTTATATTCTATTATGATAGTACAGCCCTGGGGAGTAACTATGCGGTCAATAATCAGGATTTCCGATGGGTAATTGCTCATGAGTTCAAGAAGCGGGGGTGGGAAGTTCAGGAAGTGTACATAGGTAAGCCTATGTCTCACATAGAGAAACATCTTCTTATTAATCGTATGTTTGCAGGGCGGGCTAATTTGATGCCTATGTTCAATGAACAGAACAATGAGGACCTGCTTATCTCTATCCAGACGGCAGGCGTGTATAATGGTGGTAAGGATAAGCGTGGTGAGAAGTTGGCGGAGACTGAAGATGATAAGCTTGAAGGTAGAACGGATGGTTCGGACGCTTTCGATACGTTATGTATAGGTTGTGAGAAGTTTCCTAAGACTCATATTAATATGTTTGTTACTTCTTCCATGTAGTTTCTTTGGGGCTTCCCCTATGGGTCGGGCTATTCGTTGCAATCAGAAATAGGACGGGGAGCGACCCGACCGATTTCTAATTTCCTCTGCTATCCCTAAGCCGATTCAATAAGGTAATTACCTTTTCTATTGCCGTCATTCGTGAAAAGCGGATGGCGGTTTTCTTTTTTTCGCACGATTGCCGCGTACCGCCCGGTGTGTAAGGATTTATTACATATTCCGCTGAAAAAGAGGGTGGTAATGAGATTTTTTGCATAGGGCGGTGGGGGGTAGGCTTCGCCAGTTCCGCACTAAGGTGCGGGCTGCGCTGTGTTAGTGTGTTGTGTGTCAGGTTCTTAACTTTTTGAGGGCTGGAAAAATGAAATTTTGTGCTGCAATTTTAGGGCATTTTTATCGGTAATTGCTTGTTTTATAGTAATTTACGTTTATTATTATTAACGTCTGTTTATGGTATGAAAGGTTTTTGCTTTCTGCGCTTGCTTCTGTTGGACGTTATTTCTCAAAGGTACTTTTTTTCTACGAAAGTTTTTTTTCTTCCTGTTGGGTGATGCAAGAGTTATTTCTGTTTGTTTTTATTCTGTATGTACTTATATTGTATTGGTAATCAGGTATTTATGTTTTATTTTTCGATGAAAAATAGTTATATTTGTATATAGAAAATATGATAAATAAGATAATAAAAACAATCAAAATTAAACAGCTATGACAGTAGAAAGCAATGTCCCAAAATCATGGAAAAGCCAATGGGCAAAGTTTATGTTTTCATTCTTCGATTATTTACCCACTAAATACGAAGCAAACAAACGGGAATGGGCAATTAGAAAGATGATATGGGATTTTAAAGACGGCAAGCGTAGTGAATCGGTGGCGGAACTCATTGCAAAAAAGATGAGAGAGCAATTTGGTTCGCACTGTGAAGATGTGACATTGGCGTGTATTCCTGCCAGTTCCTCGGATAAAAATTCACTTCGCTACAAATCTTTCACGGAAGAGGTTGCACGCCTTACAGGATGTAAAAATGCGTATCCGGCTATTACGATAGAGGGGGGAAGATTGGCGATACATGAATCTAAAGGCAGTAAGACGGTGCAGGATGCGGAAATTATCATTTTTGATAAGCAATTTTTTAAAGGAAAGAGGATACTTATTTTTGATGACATTCTCACACAGGGTACAAGCTACGCACGTTTTGCGTGTGCTTTGGAAAATCTTGGTGCAATAGTTTTAGGAGGATATTTTTTAGGTAAAACAATTTTAAAATAAAATGATTATGGAAACTTTATTTGACAATGATTGCAGGTATATGAGTGATAGTGAATTGATGTATGAATTATCCAATAGCCGCCAGTTAGTGAGTAATTTTGAGAAAGACATTGATACTATGAATTTGGATGATTTGTTTGCATCTTTGACACCTGGACGAAAGAAAGTTGCTATTGCAGCGGTCGAAATGTATAAGAGGCAGCAATCTACGCAAGCAGAGCGTAGAACAATAAGTATGAGCAAAGATATTTTTGACCTTATGCAACCATTGATAGGGCAAATTCAGAACGAAGAATTTTGGGTGATAGCGATAAATAACGCATCGAGAGTGATAAAGAAAGTGCGTTTGTCTGTTGGCGGTCTTGATTTTGCCCCCGTGGATATTCGTTTGTTGATACGGGTATTGATTGAGTCGGGTGCTACTCGTTTTGCTGTAGTACATAATCATCCGAGTGGAAATAACCGTCCCAGTACACAGGATAAGAATTTAACGGAAGAAATAAGGAAAGCTGGAAATATTTTGAATCTCAATTTAATAGACCATGTAATTATAGCGAATAAAGCGTTTTATAGCTTTTCGGATGAAGGGCTTTTATAGGGGGGGGAGGGAGGGATGCGGGGCATCCCATCCCGTTTTGCTCGCACACTCGCAAAACGGGATGGGACCCAAAAATAGGTAGATTGATTTTTATTCCGTTCCTTCAACCACGGAGGGGACGCCTCAAATCGGCGGTTGTTTGACGCAATAGAATTGCGATTCTTAATTAAAGTTAATACCTAGTGTGAATGATGAAAAATAACGTTTTGTTTATTGCGCAATAAACAAAACGTTATTATATTTGCAGTGTGTTACGACACAGAGATGTTTGATAAGGTTGAAGGTCTAAATGACCGTGAGGAAATGCTTGATCATTTAAGATTCCTCATCCGATATGAAAAACAAATTCTAGATGATGGAACTATTTTTTCAGAATCGGAATTCTACGATGAGTTATTCAGTGTAATCGTTATGATTGCTGATGAACTTAGAGAAGAATGAAAGTTTGGGAACCTCATTTGAGGTTCCCTTTCATCAACCTTATCGACATTTCTTTGTTTAATTATAAAAGAAGGATATGGATAAACAGATAGAAGATAAAATCAGAGGCTTGGTTTCTAAATTTCACCTGTTACGGACGAAAGAAGGAAGCGAGGAATTTGATAAGATATGGCAGGAGCTGAATGCAGAAATCCCGCTTGAGGAACGGAGAGAAGCCGGACGTATATTACGTGAGGCAATGCGAGAGGCGCGGGAACGTAGGAAACGAACGGATGTTGATGTTCGTACCGGAATGGGAGACTTATGCGATGTTCTATCATTATCTTATATTGCTCAACACTATTTTCAAAAAGATCGTAGTTGGTTGGCGCAACGTATTAATGGAAATATAGTCAATGGTAAACCTTGTGCTTTTACGGAAAGTGAGTTGGAGATTTTAAAGTTTGCCTTGAATGATATAAAAAATAAATTATCGGAAACCATATTAAACATCAAGTAAAGTAACACATTTGGAGGAATCCCGATATTCCTTCTTTGGCTTCATTGACATGAGGCTATCACTTTGACAAGTAAAAGGGCTTCCACGGGTTGGAAGCCTTTTTTTTGTACCTAATAGAATACTATGTATTAAGATTTCTATATCTTTGTGATATTATTTATCATAAATTTTATGTATTATGTGGTGGATCGTAATAATTATATTATTAATACTGGTTGTTATTCTAATAAAAACAAACAATAGTATTGAAGATAATTGCAAATCTAAGAATAATGTAGATCGTGATTATATGGATATTCAGATAATGAATCAAACTTTGAAGCACAGTCATTCTTTAGATAGGCAACAAACTTTAAAAAGAGTAGAGAATACAATGGTTGATGTAACTATTGAAAAATTTCATTCTTCCAATGTAGTTGAAGGTCCCGTTCGGGGTGAGTATGTAAAACTATACCATGAATCGGAGGGACCTGTTTTATATATTGATCCATCGGAAATTGATGAGTATAGGCAGAGATTTACAGTCTTTGTTTGGAATTCAGAGTTAGGTATAAAAGAAAAAATTATTGGCTGCACGGTAGAAAGTGTTGTAGAGCAGTGCGAAAAACAGTTTAGAAAATGGGCTGACGAAGTTGAAAAGCAAAAGAAAACTAAAAAAACAACTGTAATAAATTCGTCTAACAAAAAGTCTGGAGTCAGTCAAAGACAAATTCCTGATATGATTTTTGAAGTCAAGGGATTAACATATCGTTCAGCACAAGCACAATTGGAAGCTGTATTATTAGAGGTCGGTGATCAATTGCTTTTAGAGGAAGAACCGGATAATGAAGTGGATGCCTCGGCTGTAAAAGTGTTAATTCCAGCATCCGGAGAATGTATAGGATATGTTGATAGTGAACATTGTGTGTCTGTGGGTGCTCTGATTAATCTTATAGACAATTGTACTGTGATTAAGAAATCACGCCATCAGATACCATATATCACAGCAAAAATTAGTTTTAAAGAATAAAATCTACTTTTCTTTTTGCACTTTCAAATATAATCCTCATATTTGCAGTGCTAAAACATCCATAGAGTGTTTTCTATGTCGCGGAGTGCGGTTAATGCTCACAAAGTTGATGGGCTTTTTTTATGCCCTACCAGTATATTGATATACGGCTGTCTTTCTCCCACATTATTTTCAATGCTCCGGCATAGAATACTAATGGATGTTTTAGCGAACGGGAAATGGCAGCCGTTCTTTTTTTAAGAAAAACGCCTATAACGCTAAAACATCCATTAGTATGAGTAACAAAAACAAACGCGCTGACAGACGCAATGTATCTGTTGAGAAACTGCAAAAAATAGTATCTGACTTCCTGTTGGATATTGCTGAAGGTGCTGAATCGCTTCCAGTCCGTAAAGGGCAAAAAGGTTTAGTAATCTACATTGAGAATCATGGCGTATTGAATTTCACTTTAAATGAGAAAGGAGGTCAGAAATGAGATTCTTTGTACAGCATTTAAGTACCTATGCTCCGAAAAACCGGGCATGGAAGAAATTCATTGATTACGTCGTGAAATTTGAAAGAGTGCTCATTCCTGATGAAATATCACGGGACGCGCTTGTGGAAGAACTCCGTTTAAAAACAGAAGAAATCAATGCGCAGCATCCGAAGCTGAAACCAATCCGTTTCAGTGCCGGAAGCTTGGATGGTACTAGCTTTCGTGTTAGTGCTTCAGTAGATAAATGTGGGTGTCCGGACACGGTTTTTTCTTTGGATATTGTGAGAGTACGTTCTATCTACCAATATAGTGAGAGTACGAAAGGAGTACTGCAATGAGAACCCCGGTATTTCGTGTTGAAAAGGTTGTCTGTTATACAGGTGACAAACGTGAATTTGAGGACTTTACTGTACTAAAAGTGGGACAAGGCTCTTTCTGTGCCTCACGTGAGGAACTGGAAGAGCTACAAAGACAGATAACGATTGCATTAAACGATAGAAAGGAGACTGGCCATGAAGACAGGCAATAAAGAACAGGTAAGCCCGGAAGAAATGGTATTGATTGAATACCTGATGGCTTTTCTTCCGGCAGAAAGAAATAGCGAAAACGCAATTCTTAAAACCTCGCAGAACATCCAGGATGATTTATCCGATATGTGCGAAATAAGCATCAATCAGATTACTTCAGTCATGCGTGATACGGGATATCACATTATTGTTGACGAAGATAACTGCCCTAAATGGGTGATGGCGAGACAGACAAGATAATTATTCTACATTTTTTTTTCAACATTGGGAAGGCGTGGTGTCGTGAGATACTGCGCCTTTGTCTTTTTATGCTTCAGGTGTGGGTGGTACTTTTGAAATAAAAAAAAATATGGCTATTGCATGGCGTAAAATAGAAATAACTCAGGATGTACCGGACAACTTTTACACGTACATGATGGTTGATTTTGCCTATTATGTAACTTTGTCGACGGACATAAGTGAATCAACAGCAGTAATTACCTGCCTGAATAAAGCAGGCAATGAAGAAGAAGTATATAGAAAAGTCTTTGTTGGAGATGCAAAGATTGAAGATGTTGGAGCTATCGTTGAAAGCTATGTAAGGCAGGGAATACATGAGTTTACTATAACTGTTACTGCGGATATAATAACAAAGACACGTTCTTTTAGGGCGGAATATGTAAAGCCTAAACTTGAAATCAAAGACAAATTCCCGGAGTTTGCCTTTTCTTCCGCTTTGGACTCTTTAGCTTTTGAGATGGTTGGAATGCGGCAAAATTATTCTGCTAAAGTTGAAATAGTTAAAGGTGTAGATACAATTTTAGCTGAAACGTATGTACCGGATGCGAATAATGAAATAATGATTCGTGATTTATCTTCTTTGATAAATCCTTATTTGCAAGAGAATCTGCTAGGTGATTTTCAGGTAACAATACTTATTTTGAAGCCAACGTCTAATGAACAGATGGATTATTTAAAAATCTTGTTTACTGCTTTGTATTGTAAGGCGGATGTGGATATGCTTGCCGAAGATTTTATCAGTAAATTCTTTCTGTCGACGCTGATGGGCGACAAGGTTACTGCTCCGGAACGGAAAGAATATCTGCATTTTGTAACAACTGAAAAAGATTTTATCACAGAAAACGAACGAAATCTGATTACTATGCAGATAAATATTGATTGGATAGATAGTGATTTGAAGAAATCATCAGAGGTCTTAACGTGGAATATTGAGTTGAGCACGACCGCCCGCCAAAAGGTTACTGTTGATATTTCCCCTGATAAGTTTAAAAGAAAAGGATACACGCTAGCCGGGTACACGGCTAGCGTGGGTGACCGGAAACAAAAGTATATTGTTGATAATGACTGCCTGGATGTTAATCCGGCTATTGCTTTTACCAACTCGTTTGGTTGCCTGGAAACGTTTTATTTTACTGGAACCAATGAACTGGAACCTTCTCTCAAAAGAAATGCTGCCTTCATTAACGGCATATACCGGAATTATTACATTGAAGAAGAACGGAAATTTAAGGCAGATACAGGAGTAATTCCAGAATCTATGTTATGCCTGGTTGACGAGCTAGCCCGGTCAACTTCAACGTATTTGATTGAAAAGGGAGAAATAGGCAAGGAAATTACAATCACAGATTCAGAAACTAAGCGGAATAACAACCTGGATACTCTCTTCAGGGCGTCGATTACCTACCGTGTTGCCAACCGCAATCAGAATGAATTATCTCCTTTGCGAACTGCTAAGACATTTGATAAAACCTTTGATAAAACATTTAGATAAGATGATTGAAGTAATTCATAGAAAAGACGCTATACGGCTCCTTGAGTCCGGGCAGCCGTGTAATATAACAGTATGGAAACTAAGTACGGGAGACATCATAGAATACAAGGGAGTACGCTGTGTCGGTTCCCATTGGCGGGGGGGGACACACAAGATTCTCTTGCCTATGTCAAAACTGTTACGTGAGTTTAGGGATATAACAATGTTTAAAATCAATGGAATGGAGGTGTATTTATGAAAAATGAAACAAGAGAGCTGGAGTATATGCCTAGCGAGATATTTTCAATTGGAGATTCCGGGATAATGGCTTCAATGGAGACAGTTACGGACAGTGCGGATATTTTCGACGAAGATGGCGACGAAATCAAAGCGATAGAAATTCCAGGCAACAAGAAGTATAAGTATATCCCTTTTGGTTCGGATAATCGCCTTCCTTTCGAGATGATCCGGTTGATAGGTCTGGATGAAGTAATGAGCCAAAACAAGTTCTTTAATGTGTTGACTTGTTACGGAGCTGGGCAGAAGTATATGGATATTAGAACCGGAAAGCCTACCCAGGATAAGGAGATTAAGAATTTTATAATACATAACAGTATCCCTTCCTTCATGCTTGAGCAAGCTACGGATGTTAAGTACTATTTTTATTGCATATCAGTTGTAATCCTTTCCAACGATGGCAATAAGATTGTAAAACTACGCCACAAAGAGGCTTGCTATTCTCGTTTTGAACCTGTTGGTAAGGATGGAAGGATTAGTCACGTTTTATACGCTAACTTCCGGAAGTCGTCTATAAGAGAAGAAGAGGTGGAGTGTTTGCGTTTATTGGATGAGAAAGACCCGTTGGGTGATTTGGAAGTGTTGATGGGACGTGCTCCCGGACTTGATGGCTTGACAAGAGTACGTACGAATGAACGGAAATTTGCAATCCTGGTACGTTTCCCGACTCCAGGATGCCAATATTATCCTACCCCTTACTATACTGCCATTTTCCGCGGGGATTGGTTCGATATAAAACGCCTGATAGGGAAAGGGAAGAAAGCAAAACTCAAGAATCACGCTCCTATAAAGTACCAGGTAGAAATTCACAGGGATTTTTGGGCTAACTTATTGGATGAAGAACAAATCACTGACCCGCTTCTTCAGCAGGAACGGATTAAAAAAGAAAAAGAGAATATCAAAAAGTTCGTCTCCGGAATAGAAAATTCCGGTAAGGTTTGGATTACCGGGTATTACATGGACCCTAACGGAAAGGAAAACCGTATGGTGCGTATAAATGTCATAGATACCGGAAAAGAGGGTGGGGATTGGTCTGAAGATATTGAAGAAGCAAGTAATATCACTTGTTATGGGGATAACATACATCCGAATCTCGTAGGGGCGACGCCTGGCAAATCACAATCCAATAACTCCGGTTCTGATAAACGGGAATTATTTACTCTGAAGCAATCACTGGAGATTGCATTTCACGACCTGATGTACACTCCTCATAACGTTGTAATTCATTATAATGGATGGGAAGATAAGGTCTATCCGGATGTCCCCATGATTCTTCTTACTACATTGGACAAAAATACGGATGCAAAAGAAAAGAGTGCTAATAATAACAAATCTAATAAGGATACAAATGATTAAAATAGACCAGGAAAAGTTTGAGAAATTTGTTCTGACAGCTACAAATTCAGAAGCTGATATTTTTGACTCTTTGCAGGATCGCATTGATATTTCAACGGGGAAGTTACAAAGCAAAGTGTTTGGGACTGTTTTGGATATGCAGAAATTACCGGAAAATATGACGGTAGAAGTGGAGCGTTTTATCTGTATGGATGCTTTTGCCGAAGCAATACCTTTACTGGACCTCATTTTAACAGAAAACGGGTTTGGGGTAGTGAGCAATCAGAATCAGTCTCCTGCATCACGTGAAAGAGTGGATACGTTACGGAAGCAGATAAGGCAGTCGGCTGATGATGCCCTGGATGATATTATTAATTCCCTGATAGGTCACAAAGAATGGTGCAAATCAGCCTATGCTACCCTGTTGATTAATTCGCTGTATTTTACAGCTGACCAGTTACGGGATTATGCGGGAAAACCGGATGCGCATCGCTCTGATTTACTCTCTCTTCGTTCGGTAATTAGTGAGGCGGAAGAATTGGTAATGCGGACAATATCCGCGCAATTCTTCAGTTATCTGCTGTCACGACTTCGGGAAAATGTTTTGGAAGATTACGAAGTATTATTGGTGTGGACGCTAAGAAATGCGGTCGGCTTTTTTATCAATAAACAGGAAGCGGCTTTCAAACGTGAGCTGGATACGGCGGTGAACCTCTTGGAGAATAATATAGAGAAGTTCCCGGTTTATAAGAATAGTGAGGCGTACAAGGTTAAACACTTTGAATACTATAAGAATGAGAAAGAAGATTCCTGCTACTTTTTCGGATAATGTGCTTAATTTCTCACTGCCGGACAGCTGGGAGAAATTGGAGCAATGGCAACTTAGGTATATTTGTTACGTGATGTCTAAATTTGACGAAGCTAAGGCAAAGACATACATATTCATCCGCTTCTTGGGGATTCGTGTACTTCGGAAAAAAGATGATGGGTGGGTATGCTCTGTCCGGTTGGATAAGAAGATATATTTCTTTCTTGAAAATTGGCAGATACAATCCTTTATTAAAGTGCTGGATTTCATAGGCACTCCGGGAACCCATCCGGTATGTTTGAAGAAGATAGGAAAGTTACAGGCTGTCGATGTCCTTTTGCGTGGCGTTCTTTTTAAAGATTATCTTAGTATAGAGAATCTTTATCAGGGGTATTTGCAGACTAATCGGCAGGACTTGCTAGTGAAGATTGCCAGGCTCTTATACTTGGATAAAGGTGGAAATCATTCACGAAGTATCTCTTTTTCTGATGCTGAATTATTATCAGTCTTTATTTGGTATGCGGCTCTCAAAAACCGTTTTGCGATGGCTTTTCCTTATTTCTTTAGGAAATCAGGGGATGAGAATGGAGATGCCGGCAATATGGCGGATGTGATGAACGCACAAATTAGGGCTTTGACTTCAGGTGATATAACAAAGGAACAAGAAGTATTGAACATGGATTGCTGGCGTGCGCTTACTGAATTGAACGAGAAAGCCCGTGAGACAGTCGAATTTAAGAAAAAGTATGGAAACAAATAATTTATTTGATGCAATCGGCTATTTCAAGAACATAGCAAGTAAGAATAGATTGGCAAAAGCTAACGGTTTTTATCCCTGCGCTTGCTCCGGTATGAACACGTTGGATGAAGTTCTGGCAAAATTAAAAAAGGAATCAGCGTTTATTTCGGTGGATGATACGAACGACGGCGTAACTGAGCGCCGTTCTTCTGGCGGATTTTTTAAGAAAAGGACATTCACTGTGTTCATTATGAAAAGATACAAATACGGAGATATGGCTAGTCGTCAGGCTTCGATGGATATTTGCAGGGAATTGTCACGTCAGATGCATAGTCGTATGTTGAAGGACCGTGAAAATATGGGGAGTAAGCTAATATATATGAATACGGATAACGTGTACAGCCGTGAATTTGGAGAATACTTCATCAACGGATGTACAGGAGTTTATTTCATGGTAGATGTTTCAGAACCTATAAACCTGATGTACGATGCGACAGAGTGGGACGAATAGTAACCGGGCAAGTGCAACGGCAGAGGACAGGAAGAGATACCAGGAAGAATGGGAGAAGATGATGATTACCATTTGGCGGGAAAAGATTATGCGGCTTCATGTCGTGGATACCACGCAGTTGCATAATGAGATTACCGGTAACACTCTCTCTTCCACAACGGATTTGACTACGATTCAACATAAGTTCCTGGAATATGGAATCTATCAGGACTGTGGAACGGGGCGTGGTTATTCAAAGGGTAACGGTGGTAACTTGGAGTTTCTCGACCCCTTGATGCGTAAAAAAGAGTATGCGCACAAACAGAAATCCGGAAAGATAACAATGGGAGAACCCAGGAAGCCGCGTGAATGGTTTTCACGGGCATACTTTGCGTCGGTCATGGTGCTTAAGGAGCAGATGGCGTATATGTACGGTGAAGAGTTTTGTGGCATGCTCGTAGAAAAGATAGAGGAAGCAAATCACCATCGTAGCACTTCCATGCGCTCCAGGCTATGGGGAAGCCGGAAGCGGTAGTGTCTTTTTATCTATAATTACATAGTAGTTCCTTCGCTAATAATTTAAAAAAAGATTATGGAGGAACTATTAAAACAAGCTGCTGTCATTCGTGACGAAACGGATGAATCTAAAAACACAGCGGAGCGTGTCGGTACGTTGTTTATTGACATAATTGAAAAGATGGGGTTGATAGTCCCGTCTGAATCAATAGACGGTGATTCGCTCCAATTTACGGCTGATGCTAAATCGGTAAAGCTGGCCTTCTCTGCTTTGGATGGGAATGGCAACCGGGTAAACAAAGAATTGTCTATCCCGGTCGCCACTCTTCAGAAAGCGGGTGTAATGTCACCGGAATTGCTTGCAAGCATGCAGAAATCTGTTAGCGATGCTTTGGGAGCAGTTACCACGGAGCAAAAAGACCGGGGGGACGCTGATACTAATTTGCGCAACAGTATAAATGAAATCAATCAAAAGGTAGGGAAGAATAGTGGTATTGCTCCACTGGATAAAGACGGTAAAGTTCCATCGGAAAACTTACCTGCCCCTCTGGGACTGGGTGATTTGGAAACTGAAGCCTTTCCTGGTAACAGGGGTGGTGCACTGGAAAAGGTTATGGATAATATTCCTTCGCCTCTCATCCTTCCAGGCTCTTTGTCTACAAATGTGTCGGCTTCCGATTTCCTGATAGAATACCAGGTTAAGGACAAAGATACGGGCAAGGAAGAAACCGGACGGCTTATCTTACCGATGGTCACTCAGGAGAAAGCCGGTATCATGTCGGCTGAAGATAAGGCAACACTGGACAAATTAAAGAATAGCGGTGGCGGTGGTTCCGGTAGCGGCTTCTATGACGTGACTAAACAACACCCTCTTGAAGATGGTTTCTATACTTTGGCAACGGCTGTTGCAGCTTTGGAAACCGCGGAAATTCCTGACGGCAAGAAACCGGGCCTTATCATCACTTTTGAGATTTCAGCCGGGACCTGGGAAGACTACCGCTTCTCCGGAACCGACATTTCTACTTTCCTCACCCCTGCAAGTTGGGAACGGCATGGCGGCGGTGACGCAATAAAGGAAGTGTCCGTCAATGGTGAAACCCTTGTGCCGGATGGAACGGGCAAGGTGAACCTCGAAATAGAACAACAGGAAACTGACGCTACCCTGGATGAAGAATCTACGAACGCCATTCAGAACGCCCCGGTTGCAGCCAAATTCAAGGAAATTGAGGGCAGTTCTCTGTTTACCAGTGATGTGACGGAGAACGAGGACAACACCGTCACTGTCGCGTTAAAAAACAAATCAGGGGAGAATGTGACGGAATTTACCATACCGGCCGGAAAAGGCGGTGGTGGAGAGGAAACGGGCACTACCACTAAAATCGCCCTGACCTCATCCGTTGACAATCCCATCATAAAAGAAGGCGGTTCTGCTGTTCTTTCTTATTCATACGACCATCAATACGCTTCCGGAGATGACAAAGGTATGTCTACCGGGCAAAAGGCTGACATCACGATCACAATGAACCGTGGTTCCCAAACAGTCTATTCCCAGACAATCAATGACGTCTCATCCGGTACATATTCCCTCGACTTGTCTAAGTACTTGATGTTGGGTACTACTGAAATTTATGTGCGTGCTGTCGTTACTGACCTTGAAGGGAAGAAACAAACCAAGCAATCCTTTACTTCCGTAAAGGTTATTACCTTGTCCCTTACTTCCAGTTATAACATAGCTTCCCCCATATCCGGTTATGAATCCGGTTCTACCGCATCTGTTCCTTTTACCGTGTCCGGAACAGGAAACAAGGTTGTTACCATGTACCTGGACGGAGTTGAGAAGGAGAGTAAAACTATAACTAAATCCGGTCAGACCAATGGCAGCTTCAGTATATCAATGACCGGGCTTCTTCCCGGTCGGCATACGGTGCAGATGATTGCTGAACTTCAGGCGTCCAGTGAACTGACAATCCAGTCGGAAAGCATCTACTTTGATATATTTAAGGCTGGTTCGGGTAAACCGCATGTGGGAGCCAGGTTCCGCTTCCCTGACGGACGTATCTTTGATGAAACGGAACACCTGACTCCGCATGTCGGGGTGGGACAGTATGAGAAACTGCAATTCGATTTCATTGCTTACGACGAGGAGCGGACGCCTGTTGACCTGACTGTATACCGGAATGGCAAGTTAAGCCAGACTGTCAGTGTCCCCCGTACTGTACAAGTGTACTCAAACCGTTTCACGGAGCAGGAACAGGTTGACATGAAATTCGTGTGTGGTGAAACGGAATACCCTTTCTGTATCGACGTCACCAAATCATCCATTGATATCGAAGAAATAACGGCTGACCTGAGCTTGAAATTAATAGCTTCGGGGCGTAGTAATACTGAAGGGAACCCGGCATCGTGGAGTTATGAGGATGTCGAAACGAGTTTCACGGGCTTTGACTGGAAATCGAACGGATGGACTGGGGATACGTTGAAGTTGACTAATGGCGCATCCATTGACATCAATTATAAACCGTTCTCCACCGATGCGACAACCAACGGGGCTACTTATGAATTTGAACTGAAGTGTTCAAACGTGACAGACCGTAATGGTGTCATCCTCTCCTGCATGGCGGGCGGCATCGGCTTCCAGGTTACAACCCAGGAAGCGAAAATGCTTGCTTCCGGCGGCTCCGAAGTGAGCACCCTGTTTGCTTCGGATTTGGATTTGAAAATAGCTTTCGTCATTAATCCCAAATCAAAGAACCGCCTTCTTGAATTGTATGTCAACGGGATAAGATGCGGTGGCAAACAGTATGCTGCTACCGAAAGTTTCCGTCAGGAAGAAGCCGCTACGATAACTGTCCATTCGGAAGCTGCTGACGTGGACTTGAAGAACCTGCGCGTTTACAAACGTGGTCTGACCGATGATGAAGAGCTGACCAACTATTTCGTAGACCGCCCGACTGCTGAAGAAATGGTCACATTGTTTCAGAAGAACGATGTGATGAATGATGAAGGTACGGATGTTGACATTGAAAAACTACGCGCCCAAGGTAAGAGCGTGATGCGTATCGTGGGTGACGTTGACCTGGTTAACGCTACGAACAACAAGAAATTTGAAGTCCCCGTCGATGTTTATTTCTACTCCAAGTACGGAAAGGAATATGACTTCATTCTTCGTAATGCAGGGCTTCGGATACAGGGTACATCGTCCACTACCTATCCCCGTAAGAATTATAGGCTTTACTTTGAGCGTTCCGAGAAATACGGCACTACCCTTGAAGTCAACGGTGTTGACGTTCCTGATTTGACGTATTCCTTCAAACCGGGTGCGCGTCCTGTCAGCATATTCTGTTTCAAGGCTGACTTTTCCGACAGTTCATCCACCCATAACACCGGAGCTGTGCGCCTGGTTTGCGACGTATGGCGCAAATGTGGGTTCCTTACACCGCCTCAGGCTGCATATACCGGACCGTATGACGTCCGTATCGGTGTGGATGGCGAACCGTTCGACTTGTTCTGCAATGATGCCTACTACGGGAAATATAACTTTAACAATGAGAAATCGGACTCTCATATAGTCTATGGGTTCGAGGGTATCGAGGGTTTCAACGACGCTGCCACTTTGGGAGAAAACCGTAACAAGTGTATTTGCCTTGAGTTCCTGAACAACTCCCATCCGTTGTGTCTTTTCGGCACTTCCAACATAACTGCCGAAAACTTCGCTGACGGTCTGGAATTTCGTTTCAAACCGGACAAGACATGGGATAATGCAGACGAGGAAGATAAGGCGGCTGTAAAACGTTTGTGGGAATGGGTGCAATCCTGCAAGGGTAATCCTGCAAAATTCGCGGCAGAGGTTGCCGATTACTTCGATGTGAAATTCTTGTGTGCATGGTATTTGATTACAGATTACTTTATGGGCGTCGACAGCCGGGCGAAGAACATGATGTTCTGTACCTGGGACGGTATTCATTGGTATATTTTGCCGTATGATATGGATACCTTGTTAGGTGTCCGGAATGATTCCGTATTGAAATACGGCTACACCATCACCCATGAAACGTTCGATGACTCTATCGGCTCGTATGCTTTTGCCGGACATGACAGTCTCCTTTGGGATTTGGTTCGTACCGGATTGAAAGAAAAACTGATAGAGGTTGCCGGAGTAATCCGTAGTAACATGAGCACTGAAGAAGTCCTGGATATGTTCAATGTCAAGATGATGGGCAACTGGTGCGAGCGAATCTATAATAAAGACGGGGAGTTCAAGTATATCAAACCCCTTATTGAAGGAGTTGAAACGCTTGAGGGAACGAAGTTCTATGATTATCTGTATGCCATGCAGGGAAGCCGTTACGCTCACAGAACCTTTATGATAAAGAATCGTTTTGCCCTGCTCGATGCGCAGTATGTCGCCGGAACATATCGCCAGGATTCTTTCGCGTGTTACTTCGGCTATAAATTCTCCACCGATAACCGGAAGCTCCGCATCACGGCTTTGGAGAGATATTATTTCGGTTATGGCTATACGTCTGGTACTCCGACACAATCGGCTGTATTGGCCGAGGATGAAGATTCAGTCGTTGAGCTTACGTTCAAACAGGATTTGATAGTGAATGACCCTCAGTATGTCTACGGCGCTAGCAAGATAAAGAAACTGGATTTGACGGATGTTTCCCATGCTATTTTGCAGACATTGAACCTTAATACTTGCCGTGGACTTCAGTGGTTGGATGTCAGTTGTTCCAAAACACAGACAACCTTGAACGCAATCTTGGTCAATAGTTGCAAGAACCTGCGCTACCTGGCTATGTCCGGTCTGAAATCACCTAATTTCACGAATTTGGACTTGTCGGAGAATGGACGCCTGGAGACATTCATAGCCAATAAAACTTCAATTGCGGGTGTGGCTTTCGCTTCGGGTGCTCCTCTTTCCCGCCTGGTGCTTCCTTCCTCTCTCCAGGCACTCGAATTACGCAACTTGAACAAGCTTTCCAATAGTGGAATAACTCTTGAAGGTGTCTCTAACCTTACGCGTCTGATAATAGAGGATTGTGCGTTAATCTCTTGGAATATCCTGGTTAAAAAGTGTACAGCCGTTAGATACCTTCGTGTAACCGGTATTGATATGGAAGGAGACTATTTATTCCTTTCCGGATTCCAAAAATATGGCGGTGTCGATGAAAATGGGGCGAATACCGCCCGTTGCTGCCTGTTGGGTGAATACCGCTTGGATATTGTAATAGAAAACGATGAACTGGAATCCTTGAAGGCTTATTTTGACGGCTTGAAAATCATCATGTCACTTTCTGCCTTCATTAATGAAATTGACAATTTCAATGCCGAATCCTACGGTGGAGAACCTTATTATCCTGAAGTCACATTGGATAATGTGGGTGAAATAATGGATTATTATAACGGCGAATCTTACGAAGAATACCTTGAACGCTTCGCCAAAGATAACATGGATATTAACGACCTAGTAAACAGTAATTAATTATGAGTACAAAAGAACAAAGCGCCACCCTGCTGCGCTTGAACAAGCAGGCGCAAGTATCAGCACTGAATGCTGTGGGATTCTCGGACATCACCGAGAACTCCCGCGCTTCCGAGTTTGGGCAACGCATCAAATGGGCTGGCGGCCTGTTGGACCTCTGCTTGGCTTGTAACCGCATCTCTGACAACTCCAAGGCGTACTTTACAGCCGCCGAATGGAACTCGCTCACCCCCGCCAATAAACAACTTTATATCAAACGTGGCTTACGTATCCGCGCCCGTGGTCTTTCATTTGTCATAGCCGCCCAGGAATGTTATAGCGATACGCTTACCAGCCTTTTCCCTTGGGGTGGACAAGGAAAAGCCATCGACGGTCTTTCTAATAAATCTTTAGGCGCTGCGTATAGTTGTCGAACCGGTGAAGAGGATACCAACCTTATCATCACCGCCTTGAAGGATCAAAATAATGGCGGTGTCATCAGCGCTCCTGCTGCCGAAGCCGCCAAAGCGTATAAGGCGTTCACTCTTGATGGTGACGGTATCGAGGACGACTCCAACTGGTATCTTCCTTCTTTGGCTCAACTAATCCTCTTTTATCGCTACCGTGACCGTATCGACGAAATGATGCGTACGTTTTGGAGCAGTGACTCATGCCTGTTGGCTGATAAATACTACTGGTCCAGTACTATCTATGACACAAGTAACGCTTGGGGAGTTGAGATAAATACCGGGCGTGTGTACATATATGCTAGGAATACTAGTCTATTTCACGTCAGAGCTGTCACCTCAGAATAGTCTTAACTTAATATTATATAATGAAATGGATAAAAATAACGCTAGCGCTATGCTTCTGCGCATCAATAAACAAGACCAAATCGAAGCTTTAAAGTCATTAGGCTTTACAAATGTAGATGAAAACACCTCTGCAAGCGACGTCGCTAGATATATGCGCTGGGCTGGCGGCCTGCTAGACCTGTCCCTTGCTACCCTTCGCATTGAGGACGGTGAGCAAGTTTTTTTCACCGCTTCTGAATGGAACTCCATGAGCGCGAATAACCGCTCCAAGTATATTCGTATCGGTATCCGGCTTCGTGCCGAGTGCCGTCAGTTTATCATCGCCAAAAGCGACTGTATCGACGATGGCGGAAATAAAACGTTCAAATGGGGCGGCTATGGGACAGACTTGCGCGGACTGAAAAACTATGGCAACGGTAACCAGGGACTCCATGACACGTTTGACGGCAAGGAGAATACTGATATAATCGTAGAAGCGCTCGCTGGCGTCAAGGATACTCAGGGGACTATCGGCGCCCCTGCTGCCGAAGCTGCACGGGCATATAAAGCTTGTACTCTTGAAACCGACGGAATTGAGGATACGACCGTGTGGAATCTGCCCGCACTGGGCGAATTAATGCTCATGGCTAAATATAAACTGGAGATAAACGAACTTGCAACCACTATGTTTGGTAGTCAAAATATATTTACAAACGATTGGTATTGGTCTAGTACTGAATGGGATGCTTCCAGCAGTTGTTACGTGGGCTTCCTCAGCGGCAGCGTCCTCACGACCTACCGCCAGAGCGCGACCCGGGTTCGTCCCCTCGCCGCAATAAACACTTTATCCCTTTAATTCTTTATCCCTTAGATAGTTAGCGCAGCAAAAGCCCCGGTAGGGGCTTTTCGTTTTCACTTTTTAGTCATAAAATTGTGTTAATTGGTTTGCAGTTGTTAACTTTGTGCCCTCTAATAGATACATTAAAATATTAAAAAATTAACATGGCACTTACGCAAGACCTTCCTATATCAAATTCGATGTATAAGCTTTTGAATCATATCATTGATGCCCGGCAGCAATTTCCGAAGGCTTTTCGTTATGAATTTGGTACGGAGTTGATGATGCTTGCCGTTCATTGTTGCGAATATATTCGCTATGCGAACACAGATATGAACCTTGAGCACCGTGCGGACTATCTGATGAAGTTTTTGTGTGAGTTCGATGCATTGAAATTACTGCTAAGGGTGTGTGAAGAACGACATTTGACTAGCCTGACTCAAACTGCTGAAATCTGTCTGCTGGCAGACAGTATCGGTAAGCAAAGTACTGGTTGGTACAAAAAAACGGTTGCAGATCTCCAACGGCAAAAAGCTAATGGAACGCAGCAAGTCGCAAAGCCGGAGCTGTAATCTTTACGGAGATTATGGGTGAGCAATTAGAATTATTTATTGGGCATCCCCCCGGTGATGAGTCGGGAAAGACTAAGATAGTGGATGCAACGGCTTCTTCCAGTTGGAACGTTAACTTCAACACAGGCAACGTCAACACGAACAACCGCCAGAACGCGAACCGGGTTCGTCCCCTCGCCGCAACAGGTAATATAATCTATGACATACTTCTTAGCAGTATTTTCGAAGCATCCGAAGATTGTGTAAGGCAAAAGAGAACGAGTACAGATTGTGTCGAGTTCTATAATGATTATCAGTCTGCATTGGTGCGGCTATGGTATTCTATTATTTACGGTGAATATGTACCGGACTTTTCAAAAGTATTCATACGGACTTACCCGGTATATCGGGAGGTTTTTGCCGCCGCTTTCATTGATCGCGTTGTCCATCACTGGATTGCTCTTCGTATCGAGCCAATCTTAGAGGAACGCTTCCGGGAACAAGGAAACGTCTCCAAGAACTGCCGGAAAGGTGAGGGATGTCTGTCTGCCGTGCACTATCTGAATAACATGATAGTCGAGGTCAGTGAGAATTATACTGCTGATGCATCTATTTTCAAAGATGACCTGTTCAGTTTCTTCATGTCTATCTCAAAATCGTTGGTATGGGAAATGGTGAACATATTCGTAAGGGACAATTATAAAGGCGATGATATTGAATGTTTGCTTTATCTTTTAGCCGTTACTATCTTTCATTGTCCACAAAATAAGTGTATCAGACGTTCTCCCGTCTCCATGTGGGACAAACTTCCCAGTAATAAAAGCCTGTTTCATAATGACCCTGACAGGGGAGTGGCTATCGGGAACTTGCCGTCGCAACTCATAGCTAACTTCTTGGCGTCTGTTTTCGATTATTATGTAATGGTGATATTAGGATTCAGGCATTATGTACGCTTTGTTGATGACTTTTGTATCGTGGTGAAATCTCCGGAAGAAATATTGTCCAAAGTCCATCTTCTTGATGGCTTCCTGAAAGAACAACTCCTTTTACAGTTGCATCCACGCAAACTGTATCTTCAGCATTATAAAAAAGGAGTCCTGTTTGTTGGGGCGTTCATTTTGCCGGGTAGAATTTATGTATCTAACAGGGTGGTTGGTAACACATATAATGCTGTCAGGAAATTTAATAAAATAGCTGAAAATGGATTTGCAGAAGCGTATGTTGAGAAGTTTGTGAGTACAATGAACTCTTATTATGGTCTGATGAAACACTTTGCAACGTACAATATCCGCCGTAAAATTGCAGCGATGTTACTTCCTGAATGGTGGGAGTATGTTTATATCGAAGGACATTTTGAAAAGTTTGTATTGAAGAATAAATATAACCATAGAAAACAACTAATTAAATATATAAAAAAACATGGATCAAAAAAATATCTTACCGCGTGGGATTGCTAAGCCGATAGAGCAGCAATCGAACGGAACCTGGATTGTTCGCCATCATTTCCGGGTGGTTGGTACAAGTGAGAATGGTGAAGAACTGGTAACTTTTGCCAGTTCGGAATATCCGGAGAAACCGACAATACAACAGATTCAAAGAAGTATTGACCGCTATCGGGTTTGTCTAACAATGTATGGAGATACAATTTCTGATGAGATTGAAAAGATTGACCTTTCCATCTATATGTTTACGGATTAATCTGTCTTTTTACCTCTCTATATAGCTTCATACCTTTGAATAAAAAACAAAGGTATGAAGAATCTTAAATTAGTGTGCATTATTGCACTTCCTCTCAATGGCATCCTGAATGTCGATTTTTTCCGGACATACGTCTTTGATGATTGGGAATTTGTAAAGTGGCTTGCCGTCCTGATGGCGGTCGACACAGCACTCGGCGTTCTCAAACATTGGTTCACTAGGGATATATCTAGCAAAGGTTATGGCATGGTTGGTAAAAAACTGATTGTGTATTCCGCTGTTATGGTCCTGGCTCATGTTCTTTCCTGTTTTACCGTGCATAACCAACCGGTAACTACATTACAGTGGTTTGGCTCATTTGGCTGTACTATCCTCATGGTACGTGAAGGATTGTCTATTGCCGAGAATATTGAAGCTATCCTACCGGGATTTCTTCCTAAATCAGTTGTAGAGCGTTTGAAAGATTTTGCTTCAGGGAAAGGGGGAAACGATGAAGATTAAACAATTCCTTCAAAGATACGAAGATAAGATTCTTCATGCTGGAGTAAACATTCTCATTATGCAAATGGGGCTGTGCCCTTGGTTTATCTGTCTGTTTATTGCCGTGTTCTTCTCTGTTGGCAAAGAATTTTCTGACAAGTATTTCAAACATACATTTTTCGATTGCAAAGACTTGCTAGCCGATGCAGTCGGAATTATCATAGGTTTAATCATTCGTTTAATTTTTTAGAGTATGGCAGACATTAAAGTTTTAGTACCCTTCATCCTATCATGGGAAGGGGGATTCGTCAATGATCCGGACGATAAAGGTGGAGCGACAAACAAAGGTGTTACTATCGCAACCTGGAAGAAGGTAGGATACGACAAGGACGGGGACGGAGACATCGACGTCGACGACCTGAGACTATTATCTCCGGCAGATATGGAGAAATGTGTCTTGAAACCACACTATTGGGATCGCTGTAAGGCTGATAACATTCAAAGCCAGGATATCGCCAATATCCTGGTAGATTGGGTTTGGGCTAGTGGAGCCTGGGGAATCAAATACACCCAGGAAATTTTGGGTATCAATGCGGACGGGATAGTAGGACCGAAAACAATTGCTGCTATTAATGCAGCTAATCCGGAAGAACTATTCCGTAAAATATGGAATCGTAGAGAACAACATTTTCGTGCTTGCGCATCCAAGCCGGGGCAAGCCAAGTTTCTGAAGGGATGGTTGCGGAGATTGGACGGTATTCGATACGGGAAACTAATTCTGAATGTATGAGAGCCTTATTAGTCACAGTTATATTAGTCTTGATGTCATCATGCCGGACATCAAGGCTAAGTTCATCAGTCTTGAATGAACGCGATAGTGTTTATATTGAGATTGAAAAATTGGTTCCGGTGGAAATTCCGGCAGACAGTGCGGCAATCCGCGCTTTACTTGAATGTGATAAGAATGGCAAAGTCGTATTGAAGTGGCTTGATGTGGCCAACTCAAAAAATGTGCAGCTTCAATTTCTGTTGGATAGCCTGGGAAATCTGAGGACTAATTTTAAAGTGCCGCCGGATACTGTGTATCTTCCATCGAAAGAGACGTCTCTGTCTACTAACAAAAAAAGAGTGGAAACTATAACAGTAGAAGTCGAAAGGAAATTAACTAAATGGCAACGGTTCTGTATCCGGTTTACTACCATCATACTAATCATTGCCGGAATATCATTGATTTTGTTCGTTCGTAGAAAATTCAAAATATAATGGAAATCAGACAGAGGGCAACCGTAGAAGTTCAGGTAAACGGTGAAGATGCTAAAAAAGAGTTGCAGTCCCTTGAGAGTTATGCAAACAATCTCAAAGGACGATTGGCTGAAGCATACAAATCAGGAGATACAAAAAAAATAAAACAGCTAGAAAAAGAGTTGCGTGAAACAAATGCGCAACTCAAAGTCATGCGTACCAATGCTAAAAACATTGATGTCGCCATGAATAATATTGGGTTGGCCACTCCAAAAGAATTGCGTAACCTGATAAAAGACATTAATGCTAAACTTTCTTCCGGTCATGTTAAACGCGGATCGGCCGAATGGAGGAAGTACCAGGAACAACTGAAATTGGTAAATGCTGAAATAAGGAAAGTCAACGGTGAAATAAAGGAGACACAAGGATGGCTCACACGGTTTAATAACGGATTTTCAAAGTGGGGTGGCTTGCTCGCTTCTACGGCTGCCGCGATTACAGGTGTTTCGATGGCTCTCTCTGTATTACGTAAGAATCGTGACGAAAAAGAATCTTCAGCCGCGAATTTGAAAGCGTTAACCGGTCTCGATGATAATTCTATTCAATGGCTGAAAAGGCAGGCTGAAATCCTGTCTACAGCTATGGATAAATCTAAGTTACGAGTAACTCAATCCAGTAAGGAGATTCTGGAAGCCTATATGTTAGTTGGTTCGGCAAAACCGGACTTACTAACCAATAAAGAAGCTTTGAACGCCGTAACGATTGAGGCGATGCGCCTTGCTTCTGCTGCAAAAATGGATTTGAAAGACGCAGTGGAAGCTATTACCGTATCTTTGAATCAATATAGTGCAGGAGCTGACCAGGCAGGTCGGTTCACGAATGTGTTGGCGGCAGGTTCTCAAAAAGGTTCCGCGGGTGTTGTTAGTCAGGCGGCTGCCATTGTTAAAGCAGGTGTTTCGGCATCCGGAGCAAAGGTTCAATTTGAAGAGCTGGTCGGAACCATTGAGATGTTAGGTGAAAAAGGTATAAAAGATGAAGTGGCCGGAACTGGACTCAAGAAATTCTTTTTGGTTCTTCAAACTGGGGCAAAAGAAACCAATCCGGCTATCGTAGGACTTGATAAGGCATTGGAGAACTTGCAGAAAAAGCGTATGAGTGCCAAGGCAATCAAAGATATATTTGGGGAAGAGGGGTACAATGTAGCCAAAATCTTAATTGATAATACCGCAAAAGTAAAAGAATATACAAAAGCGGTTACAGGAACGAATGTTGCAATGATACAAGCTGCCATCAATTCTGATACCAACGAGGCAAAAATGGCTCAATACAAAAATCAGATAAAGGAAGCTGGAATTCAGTTAATGGAAAAATTGAACCCGTCATTATCCGCATTAACAGGATGGACGACCAAGCTAATTAAGGCTGCTCCGGCGTTGATTGACTGGACACAGCAATATGGGCGTACTATCGTTTATGCGGGTACTGTTTTGACTGCTTATATTGTGGCAAAGAAACTCCATTGGTTTTGGCTTAATAAGGTCAAAACAGAAACCGGACAATATATCCTGGTACAGAAGTTAAAGCAATTTTGGGATAAAGCGGTTACAGCTTCCACCTGGTTATATATAGCGGCTACATCTGTTTTGACCGGTAGGGTGAAACAGGCACGATTGGCAATGCAGGCTTTCTTCTTAGTGACAAAATTCCATCCGTTAGGACTTCTTTTAACTGTAATAACAGCCGTAGCCGGAGGCATTTATTTACTTGCTACCAGGACAAAAAAAGCTAAAACACTAACAGAAGAATTTTTCTCTGCCATTAGTGAAGAAAGGAACGAATTGAATAAGATTTATAATCAGCTTTTAAAAACAAATGAGAAAACGGCGGAAAGGACTAGGCTAATTAATGAATTTAACTCCGGATTCGGTAAGTATCTTACAAATTTGCTTGATGAGAAAAGTACTGTTGACGATATAAAAAAGGCATATAAAGAGGCAACGGCAGCCATGAATGATCATTATGCCCGTGAGTTATTAGCGAGTAAACAAAGTGAAATAGTAAAAGAGAGTCTGGACGAACAATCGAAAGCTCTTAAAAAATCTGTTGATATTGCCATTAATGCAACAAAGGACCAAAAAGCTAGGTTGTCGGAATTGATTAATGACGTAACGAATCAGGTAATAACTGATAATCCGGACTATGGAGTCGGGAATGTGAAACAGAAAATATATGAGCAAATTAATCGGGAGTTTGGCTCAGGTGCAGCTTATGACCTATTTGGAGGTTCACAAGGATGGGAAGATTTCTCAAAAGAGATTTCTCCATTTATAAAAGCGGCTGATAAGACAATAAACAAGGTCGCCAAATTAAAAGATGAGTTGGCTCCGTTTATTAAAAACCTATCTAGTTCTCCAGTCGAAAATAGTAATGACGGGAATGATGATGGTACCCCCCCAAGTGATGATCTTACTGATAAGGAAAAACAGAAGATATTGAAAGAGAATCTCAAAAACGTGGAAGCGGCTGCCGCTAAGGAAGAAGCAATTATAAAAGCGAAGTATGCCAAAGGAGATATGGCGTACCGGGAGTACTGCAAGGCTATAAATGAAAATGATATAAAGGAGCTTGATAATAAGATGGCACTTTATGCCGAAGACAGTAATGAATATAATCAGTTGTTATCAAAGAAGCAGGATTTATTAAAGAAGGGGCTTGACCAGGAGACTAGATTCACCATTGATGAAATAGAAGCTCGTGCCAAAGAAGAAGAGATAGCCCTTGTTTCTGACTATCATAATCGTAAAATAACGAAATACGCACTAGAAGAAGGACTGTTTCAGGTAGATATTGAAGCATTACAGAAAAAGCAGTCTCTGTATGCAAAAGATTCAAAAGAATGGCAGGATTATGAAAAACAGATAATAGATCGTGAAAATAGGGAGAAGCTCCGAAAACAGGAAGAATTTCAGAGGCTTCTATCATCCATACGCGGTGAGTATTCCAAAAAGGACATAAACCAATTAATGCAAGAAGAATTGGATGGAATTGATTATCTTCATAAAAATGGTCTACTCAAGGAAGAAGAATACCAAAAGTTAATTAGGGCTATCAAAAGGAAGTATCTGAAAGAGAAAATAGATCAAACAAATAATCCAACACCGGGTGAAGACCCTACAAAGGAAGGTTTGGGCGGTGATTTCAAAAGGTTGAAAGAGGAACATGCTTTGATTAATGATGCAGAAAAACAAGGGGTGATAACTCATAAAGAGGCTCTACAACAGAAGGCGGAAGCAAATGCGGAATATCTTGAAAAATTAAAAGAAAAAGTAGAAGCTGTTTATTCATCCATTAGTACAATTGTTACAGCCTATTCTAATTATTCAAATGCCTGTCAAGATTTGGAAGTAGCCAAGATAGAGAAGAAGTATGATGATGAAATTAAGGCTGCCGGAAACAATACCAAAAAGACAAAGAAGCTGGAAGAGGAAAAGGAAAAGGAAATTGCCAAGGTCAAAACTAAATATAATAATAGAGCAATGAAGATTGAGATTGCTCAAGCTTTTGCAAGCATGGCAATGTCAGCAATCAACGCTTATTCTTCAGCGGTTAAAGTTCCTCTTATTGGTTATATTCTTGCACCAATTGCGGCTGCTTCCGCCATCGCTGCGGGTATGATGAATATTGCCGCAATTAAGAAACAACACCAGGCTCAGGAACTAGGGTATTACTCCGGCGGTTTTACTCCCCAAAATAGTGATTCAAAAAAAGAAGTGGGAATTGTACATGCCAATGAGTTTATAGCTAATCACAAGGCGGTTAACAATCCGGCACTAAGTCCTGTACTTCAGTTGATTGATTCCGCACAGAAAAATAATACTGTTGGTTCACTAACCGCAGAAGATGTTTCAACGGCTTTAGGCAAAGGCAAGGCTTATTCTGTTTCTTCATCGAATACATCTGTTACCGGGGATGAAAGGACAGAATTGGTCTTGGGATTAATTTCAAATTCAATGAATAGAGCATCTGAAGTCATAGAAGGACTAGCCGCCCGCTTAGATGAAGGAATTGAATCCTATGTGACCATTGATGGAGAACGGGGATTCGAGAGACAGTACAGTCATTATAAAAAACTAAAAGCTAATAAGTCTAGGTAATATGAATGAACTCTATATAAACAATAACAAAGTGCATATAAATGAGGCTACATCAATTAAGTTAGTAGACGAAAATACTTATTTTACGAAGAGTGGCAAATACACGTTTGATATTGAGGTCCCACTAAAGGGATGCAACGAGAACCTGAAAAAGATAGGTCATATTAATAGGCTTGATGTAACACAGTCTACCGTCAATATGAACGCCCGACTAATAGCCGATGGGCATAAAATCATTGATGGTACAGCAACCGTGACACAGGTGACAGAAGAGAAGATGAAGATACAGATTCTGTCCGGAAATGCAGAGTTTAATTTTCTATCTAAGTTTCAGAACTTGTACATAGATGAAATGGATTTGGGAGGTGTTACAGATGAAAATGGTAACCTGTACAATGAAGATGACTATGTTACATATTTATTTTATTCATCTAACAAATATAAAATAATGTACGGACTTTATGGTGAGACAGACTTTGTATTCTTCCCAGTACATGACACGCAGAATGATGTAGTTCATAATGATGTATGTGTCAGAATTGGTGGGACAGTGACATTCCCTCGTACTGTTTATAATTATGATTCGATATTTCATCCGGGTGATTATGGAGGATATGTAGCGACTCTAGCAGTACAACCCTATTGGTGCTTTATAATTAAGAAAATATTTAGTGTTTTGGGATATACAGTTGTTGAAAACCAGATAGAAAACACAGTACTGAAAAATGCTTTTATTGCGAACGCTAAACGTACTTTGACTTTTAATCAGGTATTACCGCATTGGACTATTGCGCAATTCATTGAGGAAATAGAGCATTTTTTTGGTGTAATAATAGAAGCTGATGATTCTAATAAAGAAATACGAATCATAAGAAGAGCAATGTATTTTGACCAGGAAAAAGTCTATTTGGATGATGTTTACGATGAGTTTGAAGTAGATGTAGATGAAGAGAGAGCAGAGGATATATCGGATGCAAATATAACGTATGCTTTTGAATCGGTAGATAAATATTTGCGTGTGGATGAGAGTATCACGGAAGTTATTGAAGTGAAAAAGTTTAATTCCTACTCGGACTTAAAGGGCTATTATGATAGTTTGGATGATGCCAATAAAAAGAAATATATCTATGAATCCGGTGGAAGTCAATACATAGATTACAGAGAAGGGGACAGTCGGTATCTGAGAAAAATAAATCAATTTAGGAATCTGACAAGAAATGAAGAAAAAGATACTATTGAGTTGAAGATTATTCCGGTTCAAATGGAAGTTGGAGAATCTTTTTTAGAAGATACTGGAACGTCTGGTACAATGTTGCAGTGTCATTGTAATATTGTGAGGATGAAAGCGGCGGCAGATGATTATAACGGGAAGCCTTCCGATGTGCAGGATTTGATTGAAGGTAATTCTCAAACAAAATCTGACCGTGATATTATAGAATTGGCAATGAATGACGGAGAAAGACAACGCCTGTCATGGGTGACATGGCCCCCTGGGAATTTCAAATATCCGTGGGGATTTGTTCTGACGGATGATTTGATGGCTGGGGATAAAAATAGAGGATTTTCCTTTGAATTGAACAAGGTAGACGGGGTTATGACAATGTATGACCTTATATATGGCAGTACCATGAAAGTAAATACAGAAGCCGAACTGCACGTTAAGTTTGTAACAAATAAGATGTATAGTCCAATGAGCCTTTTTATTATCCGGAACAAACCGTATATCTGCAAGCAGATAGAATATAAAGTGGATAATAAGGGGATTGACCCTCAAAAAACCGGATACTTCTACGAGGCTACTTAAAATAGCCCGTCGAAGTGTTTGGTTTCTTCATGTACGGGCAGATTTTCCCCTTGCAAATATTTGTTAGTGGTAGAAACGTCTGCATGGCGTGCTTGGTCACGAGCTATGACTATTCCTTCAGAATTAGCAAGGTCCCTGATGCCTGTATCTTTCAGCGAATAGAATTGGTACGAATCGGGGAATTTTAATGCAGCCCGTACTTTGTTAAAGTAAGTTCTGTATGCTCTTGGACTGGATTTTTCGAGTGAAGGCATGAAACCAGGCCCGAATAGATAGCAATCACTTTCGTGGGAGAAGGTATTAAGTTCAATCATAAACTTAATCAATGTATCATTCAGACCTACCATACCATCCTTCCGGTTCTTTGAAACGCTTGAGGGTACGAAAACTTTTTGTTCTTTCAGGTAAATGTCTTGTAGCTTTATGTTTGATAGTTCCTCAGGACGAATCAGAGTATAATACTCAAATTGGCATAGCAGAAGGAAGTAGGGATTTGTTGTCTGAAGATATGACCTTAATTTAACCAGGTCTTTAGGCGATATTGGATTTCTCTTCTTTGCTCCTTCCGTTATTGATTTTATATCTTCCATCGGATTTTTATCCATATAGTTCTTTTCTGTTAACCAGGTGCAGAATGAAGATAACCAGGTACGATAATTGTTTCGTGTACGCGCTGATGAATCACGGTCAATGAGTATATAGTCTAAGAAATCACTGGCAAAGACTTTATCAAATTGATATATGTAGAGGATTGGCTTTACTCTTTTTTCGTTGTACTCGGATAGAATTTTAATTCGCTTTTTGTAGTCCAAGTACGTAGTCTCTTTATAAGAGTGTGATTTATATAACTTAGTGATATATTTATAATATAATTCTGTAATATCTACGAATAAAGTGTATTGGCGAGAATTGGATGTGTCCGCCCAAGGATTCCAACCGGAACGGAGCTGGTAAGTTAGATTAGTGATAATTTCTGTTGCTCTTTTTTTCCGTTCAGTAACCTTATCAATTCCGTCAAGCATATACTTTTTCCGTTTCATCTTTTGTTCCAACGGATCATAAGAATTGAAGTCGATATACCAGTTCTTTCCTGTGTGAAGTTTGGGTAATGTGTACCCGATGATATTATCTATTGAAGCACCTTTTCTTTTAGTTAGAGACAT